GACACTGCGGACGAGATAGTGGATGCTATAGACGACCATCTGGATGCAGTAGAAAAAGGCGAGAAGCCAGGCAAGAAAAACATTGGACCGAAAGAACCGAAGGGCCCAGAAGGCAAAGGCCCAGCGGGGAAGGAACCGCTCCTTATTGACGGCCAACCGCTTCCTCCAATGGAAGAAGGTGGTGGCATGGGGATGGGCGGAAAGCCAGGCCCGATACCTCTTGCTTCAAGGATTCAGAACAGACTCCAGAGGCGTGCGGATGGCAACTCCGACATGATAGAGCAGATAAAAGCCGATGCAAGTCTCACCCCTGAGCAGAAATGGGCGGAGATAAAGAAACTGCAAGGCCAGGGAGTTGGAACTCCTGCTGTTGCGGGCTACAAGGCAATCTTCACAAAGGTGTCGGATGCCAAGAACCCCAAGATGGTAGACAGGAAGGCCTCCTACTGGTCGGTGCATGAAAGGAGGGCAGATGGTTCCCTCGGCGGGCTTGCAATCAGGGCGACCGTGGAAGATATGTACGGCGAGAAATTCGCCCAGGCATATGAATGGGCTTCTTCAGTACCCTGCGGTAAGGAAATCCTTGCAAACATCGAGGAGAAGGGTATAGAGCAGACCGCACAGGCTATGAACGTGGCCCCAAAGATGGTAAGGTCCGCAAAAGAGAAAATCGATATGCGGTCCTACTACAAAAAGATATTCCCCGACAAATATGTTTCCGAGCTCGTAAAGGAGCGGAAGAAATCGGCGGAACTCGAAATGAAACTTAAAACAGCGGAAGAGAGGGCGGTAAAGGGTGCAAGGGCTGAAGAAGAACTTGTACTCCGCACGAAGGCCGAGAAATGCCTTAGTATCGTCCAGATGGCGGTTGACAAGGGTGCGATAGATGTAAAAGACTTCGACACCACAGTTGACAGCCTGATGGAGAAGAGTGAAGACGGCGTGCAGGCGTTTGAAGAAGCCATAGCGTCAGTCAGGACGGTTGCCAGGACCGCCTCCACAGAGAAGATACCTGCGGACAAGGCGATGGAGAGGATAGCGAGTCTCAGGAAAGGTGCGACACTCAAGACGCCGATAGTGATTCCTCAAACTGAACAGAAGTTTGAGACGGAACTCGGCAAGATGTTCAAACTACCGCCCAATGCCTCTGCGAGGTAATAGGGCGTAAATAGAGCCTTCGAACGGGTGGGAAAGGAGTTTCTGGAGATTCTCTCGACCCACCCAGACGAAAGTTCACAAAAAAAGGGGGTGAAAAAAACAATGCTGAAGACACAAGGAATCTTTGAAGGGAACCCAAACGGCAATTATAAGATACATACTGAAGTCTATACTCTTGTAGGCACTGTTCCAGCGGAAATAATGAGTGCTTCCAATCTTGGACTCCAGAAACCTTATGGCGAACAGGTTCTCGGATTCGGGGCAGGAATGATTGCACAGTTGAAAGCTGACAGCGGTGAGACGAAAGTCACCATCTCTGACGGAACGATGCCGTGCGGTATTTTTGCCGATTCGTTCGTGGACTGCCTGAAGAGCGGTAAGGCGACTTACTATGAATTCTTCGGAGACTATTTCACGGACATCATAGACCCTGCAGGAACGTATACTACTGTCGGCACACTGCTCTATGTTGTAGCGTCAGGTGCGGATAAGGGTAAACTTACCACAGTGGTCGCAGGCCTGCCAGTTGGGGTAATCACCCAATCACCAGACCTCGTAAACGGCGTGCTTCTGGGCTTTACCTGGAAGCCAGCCATTAACTAACGTCATCAAAAGGAGGTGACAATCTAATGCCACAAACTCTTCAAACTGAAACCTTAACTCCTGAACAGAAAGAGTATTTAATTGAAAAAGCTCTTTCGTCAGAAGCGGGGAAACAGGCACTGGCCTCTTCTATGGCGAACCCAATCAGGCTAACACTTGATTACCAAGCCATCGGAAGGAAATTGGTCGTGGTAGACCCTTTCAAATTAGGGGCTTATTGCGTTAACGCAGTAAGAAAATTTGGCTATATGCTGGAAACTCTCGTTAAGTTGTCGGTAGTGGAGACACTAAAAACCTGACAAATAGAGACAATCAGCAGGGAAGTTGTTGTAAAATTTTCGGAGGATGAATGAGGGCAGGGGGAATACTAAATAAAGAAACACTGAAGATGGAATACGAAAACAACCTCAAAACGGCTGAACAAATTGCTGTTGCATATGGGTCTAATAAAAAATCCGTGTTGAGGTTGATGAAAAAGTATTCCATTAAGCCCGTTCATACTCAGAGGAAATTTTTAGGTATCCAGAGCGTTGAGTTAACCGATTTACAGAAGCAGGTTATATTTGGAACGGTTATGGGTGATGGATGCTTGGCGTTGCACGGCAGGGAAGCGAGGTTGATGATTGGGCAGTGTTTAGCCCAATATGAATACGTCGCCTGGAAGAGAGGCATCCTGCGGAGCGTAACACACCAAGACATCTATATCAAGAAAGACAAGCAGGGCCATTCTACTGCGAGTTTTTCGACATTAGTTCACCCAGGGTTAACCGAGATTTATAACTTGTTTTACACCCACAAGGTGAAGACGGTTACCAAGGCGGTCCTGGAAAACTTAACACCAGTTAGTGTTGCAGTTTGGTATATGGACGACGGTAGTTGTGACAGGAAGACATCGAGATTGTGGACTTGTTCTTTCAGTGTGCAGGAGAATGAACTTATAGCCGAGTGGTTTGCCAGTAAATATGGGATAGTGTGCGATGTTCGCACTTCCGTGATGGGGCGAAACCATAAAGAGTATTGCTATATCTCATTCGACACCGAGAACACTGAAAAGTTGCACTCCCTCGTCTCCTCATACCTACTGCCTTCTATGCAATATAAACTGGGTGACAACAACCCCTCAACGACTATACGCCGAATATGTGAGCAATCGCATAATGATATAGTCTGTTCTGCACGGGAACGTGCAGAGCGGGGCAGAAATGACCTCGCCTTCAGCCGTAATTAGGTTGATGTAACAACTAAGTTACCACAGGGTGCTCTTCCCGTGTACGACAGGGATGTTAAGATACCTGCAATAGTCGTCGGCAAGCGTGGAGGTGCTCCAGACTCCATCGTCGAGGGCGAAAGGTTTACTGTCGGGACGTGGGAGCTTCTTTCCTACCCGCAGGTGCGGTTCTCTCAGATAAAGGAAAGACGGTTTAATCTGATTGACCGTGCACAACAGAGGGCGAAACTCGACCTTATGGCGGAAGAAGATAAGAACATTTTCAACGCCGTGGACGTGTCGTCTACTGTCGTGAATCCGATTACCAACGTCGCAAACGCTCTTACCAGGGATGCGATGGTCACGGCTCTGGCTGAGGTCGGCAAGTGGGACCTCGTTCCGCAGAAGTTCGTAATGAACTACTCGGAATATGCTGATATCATGAAATTCGGCAGAGACCAGTTCGACCCAGTAACTCAAAGGGAACTCCTGCAGACAGGACTTGTCGGGCATCTTTGGACGCTTGACATTCTCGTCAGCAAGATGGTTCCGAGAGGGACTGTGTACGTTCTTGCGGAACCCGAATTCGTCGGTGTTATGCCTATCAGGCAGGACATCAACGTCATTCCCGCAGACAAACCCGAGAGGCTTCGCCTCGGCTGGGTAGTCTACGAGGAAGTCGGCGTAGCAATCGTCAACCCGAGGGCGATAGCCAAGATAGCAGTATCTGGCAAAACACCGTTTACTCCTTGGTAATCTAAGGATAAGCTGGTGGTTGGGGATTCAAATCGCAATCATATTGGTGGCCAGGGCGGGGGTTATTCCCCGCCCCACCACCGATAAAATAAAAAATCATATAAAAAAAGACATTAAGAACCGAGGAGGAGTTATGGAAGACAAAATCTACACGAAGGTAAAGAATATCAGCGGGGGCAACGTAGTAATCAGCACGCTCACGGGGTTCGTCATCACGAAGGACCAACAGATAGACCTCTCATCCAGTTTCAAAAAATCAGTGTTGGATGACGCATCGGGCGAAATTAAGGCTCTTATTAACGCCAAGTTGCTTGAAGACTTGGGTGATGGAGCCGATATCCGTGCCAATATCCCAGCGACAGACGGCATGATAACCAAGGAAGAACTGGAAAAGAAAAAGAGAGAGGCCAAGATAAGAGACATTCAAGGCTCTTCCAATGTCACGGCACTGGAAGATTACGCAAAAGATACCGACCCAGAGGTCGTCAAGGTTGCGAAAGCAAGGCTTGTCGAGCTCTTCGGCGATGATGAATCTGAATCAGGGTCAACAGTCGGCATAGGGTTGCAGTAAAGCAGGAGGATGATAGGTGCCAGAGGAAATCTCTCTGGTCACCCCCTGGCATCCCTATCCTCTTCTTGGGCCCTACATAAAGGGGGAGTAAATGACTTACCCAGCTAATTACGATGTTTTCACCACAAAGGTGAACATTGGACAAGCCATAGGCAACGAACCGCACACGATACCAGCCTCAAGCCCGTATCAGGTCACGCTGTTACATTTAGCGAACACCAGTTCGATTGTCATTACTGGGACCATTCAACCCACCTACACCGAGGTAACTACTACCCCAGGCTTGCATCAATTCCTTGTCGATTATTCTACTGGCGAGATAACTTTTAACGCTGGGGATATGAATGACACGTTGGCTATTAGTTATACGTGCGTCGGCGACTATGCGTCGGCTGACAACGTAAATGCCCTTCAGGCGACCGCAGTCAACAACATAGAGCATACGCTTGGGCTCAATCCGCAGGGCTCCAAGGCTTCGCTGGTTGAGAGGCTTGGGATAGCACTTAATGACGATGGCACCATAAAAAGCAATTGGCTACTCAATATTAAGAAAAATAGTTCTTTAATCGTGTCTTCGGCCAAGGCAATAAACTTTGGCACTGGCATCACTGTTGCGGATGCTGGCTCTGGTGTAGCGAATGTGAGCATGGCTACTGATGAGTGGCCGTTATTGTCAGATACTGGTGTTGGTGTTGCACAGGGAGGGGTCCCAAATCCGAACCTTGTTTTCAATAATTTGGGAACTGGATATAGCCAAGGAGACGTTTTGACGGTGGATGGCGGTAACAGAGATTGTATTATTACTGTTGCTGTGGATGGGAGTGGTTCTATTACTGCTTTCTACACGATGACTCATCCTGGTAGCGGGTATCTGTCGAATGTTTCATACCCGCTGACTGGTGGCACTGGACACAACGCCTCTGGTTGGGTATATGCAATGCAATACCCAACCATCTCCATATCGCACGACGTTACTGGTATAGTCAGGGAGGGAGACAAGATAAAATATACTGACAACGGGAGCGTGAAATACGCATACATACTTGCTGTCAGTTTTGCATCGTCAACGACCACCATAACATTGTCGAACAGTTTGGACTATGCTTTTTCTGCAAGTCCAGTAGCAATAACAAATATCTGCTACTCGAAAGTTGCGACACCGCAGGGCTTCCCAGATTGGTTTAATGCCCTGCCTCCGCAGTGGTTTGGGCTTACAAGTGCCACTCCGTCGTCAACGTTTAACAGGTTTAGGATAGACGGTGGTATATGCAGGATACTGGCACTGATTAGTGCGACCAAGTCTGGGGCTGATAATCTCGTTGGGTTTTCCATTGGGACACCAGACAGGCGACAATTTTTCACATCGTTCCCGCCAGTAGACCTGGGGGCATCGTTCTCTAACCATACATTTTCGGTTGGCGATGGTTACGTGGGGCCCAGCCCAGACATTTGCTTGTCTGGGTTTTACAGGGAGACTGTCGACTCTTATGTGATTGGCGGAAAGATGTATTTGTATCGTAACGATTCATGGGCAGATAATGACCCAATTGTTGCTTTAACTTGCAATCTTACATACCCGATATAAAGGAGATTTTGGAAAACATAACACATAGACAATAGGCACCCTACAGTAAGGCCTAATAATATAATATACTAAGGAGTAGGTATGACGGTAAGAGATATCAGGGTGGTCGCACGTGACACCCAATTATCCATAGGATACAACCAGCAAACTGGTGTATGGAATGTTGACATTCCGACTCAGGCGGACGACAGTTATGTCGTGTCCGAAGAGGCGATAGATTATGTTAACAACTTGCTTATTACCATCACGATGGTCTCGGTGGCAATGGGCAAGATTGTTAAAGTTGTCTGCACGGACAAGAACTCCCTCCCGATACCTGGCGTCCAGGTCACTCCTTATTACAGGAACGGTTCCAATGGTTCTAATAATGGTCTTGCCGATGCCCAGGAGACTGGTGCCGACGGGATTGCATACCTATACCTTCAATCGGGTTCCTATAACCTGAAGTTTTTCAATACCAATTACTACACCCATTTTATCAACAACTACCAAGTCCACAGTGGCCTTACCGCTCCGTATGAGAATGCAGGTGGGACCATTGTTAACAGCCACGTGGTTAAGAACAACCTAAATGCACCTGTAGTCGGGGCGTTTGTGAAGTTCTTTGAGGTAGGGCAGGACCCGCTTGTTGCGTTGGTGGCCAACAAGGTGACCGACTCCAGCGGAGTATGGTCGGCTACGTTAAAAAACTTTGATACGACCACATACATAGTGACGTTTGAGAAGCCAGGACTGGAAGGGCAGAAGTTCCAGGTGGGAGGCGTCAATGCCTGATATTAACGTCATAAAGACAGTGACGAACCCGCTTGCGAGCGTCTGGTTATATCCAGCGAACGCACCTCATCCGTCGGCTCCTGTTAATTTGGATGCCCAATACGTGTCGCAACCGAATACGGCAACGCAAAATGCGAATATTGCTGGAATCACTTTAACCTGGGATGCAAGCACCAATCCAGACGTGATTGGATACAATGTCTACAAGAATGATGTTCTAAAGACTTCGCCGTCAATTACCGTGCCCACGTGGTTTGATTCCGTGGATGACGGTAACCCGTATGTAAGTTACGCTGTTTCAGCGGTTGACATATTAGGGAATGAAAGCCCTCGGTCGGATGTCATCAGTAATTATTCTTCAGTGGTTGACAGATTGATATCGGATTTAAGGGCCGTGCTCAGGGATAACTGGTTGACAAATACGACTCCTCCACAACCAGATTATTGTAAGAGAAAATACTCTGATGCGGAACTTTTAATCCAGTTGAGAAGGGCGTTGAACGATATAAACGCTACGCCAGTCCCGACAAATTATACGTTTGAGCAAATGGCTACGCAGTGGTATGACCTGTTGCTCACTGGTGGCCAGATTTACTCTGCAATTAGCCAGGGGCTCATGGAGGTTGGTAAGGAGTTTAATTACTCAGATAACGGGATATCTATCACGATAAGCCGTTCAGGTAGCTACAAAGGATTTGCTGATTCACTACTGACGAATTATACTAAACAACGTGACAGAGTGAAACTAAACTTGATAATGACATTCTCGGGTGCTGGATTGATTACCAACCCGATGGCGTTCAAAATCAGAACTTACGCCCCGAAACAATGGAGGGTCAGATAAGGTGGCTGATTTTAATAAAAGTAGGGACATAGGCCCATGTACTGGTGGCTCGCCTGCGGAGTTTGATAGCCCGTATGGCAGGTATTCTATGGAGCCAGCAGATGCAGAAAACATGGACCAAATTATGCAACAGATTCTCTATCGGAACGAACTCTTACTAAAAGCCGATGGCGAGCCAGTTGCGATGTATAGACAGAAACAGTCGGGTGAGCTATGCCCTTGCGTTGAATTAAACAGAAACCAGGCCCTGTCAAATTGCAGGGTTTGTTACGGCACACGGTGGGTCGGCGGATACGATTATGTCGGCAAGCATTTGTGCAGGATTTCTCCTGCTCCATACGTGAAAACAATTACGGAACTTGGGTTAATACCGAAGACAAATCCCAAGGCGTGGTGTATGCCGACCCCCGTGATGAAAGCGAGAGATATAATCATAACCAAATTGGCACTCCCAGAAGTTGGGATAGTAAAGAATATAGACGAAGCGGTTGTAAGGGGTAACCTTTCTTCAACCGAAGACGCACTGAAGCGTCTCAATGTAGTGGCCGTGGACAAGATAAGCAATGCGAGGCAGGGTGGCAGTGATTACAAGGAAGGGGTAGACTTTATCCTTACTGGCGGGCAGGTTGCATTACAGGATTCTACTGTGACCGCTGGCTCGACCACGAGAAGGACCTTTAGGGTTCTTGGCACATATCAACAGATAGGGTATCCAGAATATGATTATACGGGCAAATATAATGTCGATGAACGCACGTTAAATGTTAACACTGCTGGTGTTAAGGTGGGGGACAGCGTTCATCTTGTAAATTATTCCACCAAGCCACAATCCTGGGATGTTTTGGTAGTGGCTGGAACTGGAGTGGATACGGGTTACAATACAATCACTATCACGGGAGATATTGTCGGGAACCAGACGGCGTATCCAGTTAGCGGGTTCCTTGCCTCTATCAAGGGCGACAATGTCAAATGGTTGACGGGTGGCACGAAGCCAACGCTTGGGGCTGTTTACTATGTCTCTTATAGGTTCAACTTGACCTTCACAAAGAGATATCAGGTCCAGAGCGTAACCCAGTCAAACTGGAGAGGGTCAATATTGCATCAAGATATGGAACTGGAATTGCTTGAGCCGAGCCATATCGTGTATGCAATAGGGTCCCCGTTCGACAATGGTAATACGATAGGATATGCGAATGGCATCACCTTGCAGTTAATACACCAAATCCGTGTAGATAGCGGTATAAACCTCACAGAGACGGACCCGAGGTATCTGGTGGATTCGAAGTATGACGTTGACCATCCGCCAGCACCGCAAGAGTGCGTGAGGACATGATATATAAACTTCTATACCATGTGAAGACTGGGATTATCAAGACGCTTCAAACGGCCCTTGAGCAGGACCCAGAGTTTTATCCAGATGGAGCTGGGGTCTCGAGAAGCAGTATCCCGAAGATTGTTGACGGGTGGAATTACGAGATGAGAGAATTCCCGATGGTTGTTGTCGCTGGGAGCAACGGTGGCAACAGAAGGGAAGGTATCGCTGATGCGGTTGATACAATTTACAGTGTGGTCTTTGACAAATCGATAGAGGACGCTGGCAGTTCTACCTTGAGGATTTTCAGGGTAAACCAGTGTCTGCCTATTGGGGCATCCATAAACGTATACAACCCCGCAACTACGCCGACGAATTTTACGGTTGCAGTGGAGGCGGGGTCTGGGACAGATACTGGCAAGAGGATAATTAAGTTGCACGGGACTGCCGTCGGGCCAGACACGACATACCCGCTTAAAGGGTTCAGGGCTCTGTCGGAACTCCCAACTGGGGACCGATTTGGTGGATGGTTTAATTTATCACTGGACATTACTTGTGTCGCCAGGAACACATTAGAAAGAGAGAGGTTGGCGGATAAAGTTTTGTCTCTTATTTGGTTTGATAGGAAGGCGTATTTGCGGGATACCTACAACATCCACATTTTTGACGTGAGGATGAGTGGGGAGACTGAAGAGAAATACGGGACAGACATGCTTTACTTTGCGAATATAAACATTACTTGTGCAACAGAATGGTCGGAGGTGAAGTGGTATGACAAAGTTCTGGAAGGAGTGGAGGTTGAAATCGCTGTAATCGACCCCAGTCTTATATTATAAAGAATCATAAATCTCATTAAGGAGGGATTACAATGGCTTACAGAGAACCAGGAGTTCAGAGCACTTTTGTAGCATCCCCTGGGGGTGAAAACCTCATAGGGAACATAAGGTTGCCCGCTATCATAGGACAGGGGTCGGCCTCATATACTGTGACGGAGTTGGTGACAAGGGCGTCTTCAGGTACTACGGATACTCTCGCACACACCGCAACGCAGATTCTCCAAGTGGGCAACTACAGCACTACCACGGATTATGTGTTGACGACAGACTATTTGCTTACAACTGGCAAGATAGACTGGTCACCCGCACACACTACACCTACTTCGGGTCAGAAATACTACGTGACTTACAAGTATGCGAAGGTGTCGGGGGATTACGTGCCGAAACTATTCGACAATATCAACGATGTCATTGCTGAATACGGGCCGATAACTTACAACTCGTCCACGAAGCTCATTGACGTCACGGCATACCTGACGCTTGGTGCTTATCTTGCGTTCAAGAATGGTGCCCAGCAGGTCATCCTTGCCCAGGTAAACGACCCGACTACAGCGTCTTCCTTTGATGATGCGTTCACGCAACTCGAAGAAGAGGTTAGCGGTCAGAACCCGAATATTATTGTGCCGATATTCGATACGCTTTCTCATGTCGGTGCTCCTGCTTCACCATTTGACTCTGGCATTACCTTTGCCGTTGCTCACGTGTTGAAGATGGGTGCTCCCGAGTACGGGAAAGAAAGGACATTATTCACCAGCCTGTGGGATGGCTCTGCCACCACAGACCTCATTACTAAGGCGACTGCCATACATAATGAGAACATTTCGGTCATTGCACCTGCGAATGCCATTTTCACGGCTTCATATGCGGGAGCAACGGCGGACTGTCAAGTTGGCGGTGATTTCCTTGCGTGTGCGGTAGCGGGTTTAGGTGTAAGCCAAGACCCAGCAGAACCGTACACCAGGAAGTTAATCAACGGCTTCAAGTCACTGGTAACACCGCTCCTTACGCAAGTCCAAAGGATAAACCTTGCGAGTGCGGGGGTCATGGTCCTGAAGCAGACCGCAGGCATCATTAGGGTGTCACAAGGCCTTACAACGGACCCGTCGACCGTCAACACTTCGCAGGTAACGGTTCCGCAGATAAAGGCTTGGACAATCCAGAACGTCAGGCATGCGTGCGATTCTTATATCGGCAAGAAGTTTGCCGATGGCACCACGAAGAAAATCGAGGTGACGGTTTCCAATGTCCTTGAGCAGATTGTCGACGCTGAGATTATTACGAAGTATGCGAACGTTTCGGCGAAACAAGACCCGCTTAATCCGCTGAAGGCCAAGGTATCGTTTAGCATATTGCCGATGTATTCTCTTGACTACATTGACATAACGTTCACCATAGACCTCGGTCTATTATCATAAATCAAATTAAAAGGAGGCGATAACAATGGCAGTAGATATTACGGGAATAAAACCAATAACAGTTGCAACAGTTTCAACGAATATCCAGATACAGGTCGGGGGTATTACGATAGGTTACATCAGGTCTCTGACCGAGGGACAAAGCCAGCCAGCTACCTTGCTCTATGAGGTCGGCACGGTTGGTATCGTCGAGCAAGTATCGCAACAGCCAGGGGCTGTGATTCTTAACGTAACGAAAGTTGCGACTTATCACAAGAACCTGATTAACTCTATTGCGAGGGTGCTCAAGATTCAAAGCGAGTCTGACATCCAGGACTGGGACATCCCCAGAGGGATGACTGCGGGCGACGTAAAGACTGCACTTGGAATATGGTATGGCAAGATGTCGAAGGTAACCACACCGCAAGCGGTCTATGCGTTGCAGTATCTGCCACTTGGCTTCACGCTCAAGGCGACAGAAACAAACCCGATGGAACAGGACCAGGTAACTACTTACCACGGATGCAAGATAACCAGGTATTCGAGGCCGATAGTTGCGTCTGGCGAACTGGTGGTTGCGGAAACTGCGGACATTTCCTGCAGATACGTCGACTATCAATAAGGTTAACGGCAATGTAACGGCAATATAAAAAAGAAATTAAAATAAAAAAAAGAAACCAAAGGAGTAGACAATGAACCCAATAGAATCAATATCTTTGATTGGCAGTAAATCTGGCGTTTACAATATACTCGGCAGGCAGGTTGCAATGAACACGCTTGACGATGATGACATGGTGAATGCTTATGCGTCTACTGCGGTTTTTGACACTACCACGAGGGCTATGGCGGTTAAAAGAACTGTTCTCGCACGGGCCATTAAATCGATAGACGGGACCACTTGGAACGATTTAATCAAGCCAGAAGAGAAGAATTCTAAAACTGCTGTCACAGTTGCCCTTGATGCAATGGGTAAGTGGCAGAAGACCGTCGTAGACGTTTTTTATGCCAAATACGCTGAGCTTGAGGACGAATCAACCAGGGAGTTGAACAAGATTCAAGAGGAGATAATAAAAAACCAAGTGGCGGGTTCTTCGGATTCCAAAACTACCTTAACTTCAAAATAATGAAGGCGGTAGGCGGAATTGATGCGTTAAAGAAATTAACTCAACGGGAATGGCTCTGGTGCTTGGACTCGGCGATAAAGGAATATGCGGAGGAGAGGGGGCTTCAGTTTCAGGCCCCCGAGAACCAGGCTAAGCCGTCCCCTACCGATGGACTCGCCGTGCAGACGGATACCAAGACGATAGTAGACAACGATTTCGAAAAACATCTCGCTGAATTGAAAGCACAGAGTGAGGCTGAGGGGTAACCGATGATTGATGAAATAAGAGGTGGCGGAGAAAGGGGTTCGTGGTCTGGCTCTGGAGAGCCAGAGTCACTTGCACGGTCCAAGACCGATGCAATGTTAATGGACAGGCTCTCTTCCTTGGCGACAAGTATAGACAGGTTATCGGCCAACGTTGCTGGACCACAGGGTGGACGTGGTGGTTCGGCAAATGATGGAGTTTCCAACGCCACCACAACGATAGAGCGGGCAATTAAAGAGTCCATGGAGTCGTTCACCCACAACCTAAAGGAAAGTCTGAATGTTGTCGCCAAATATGAGCAAGATGGTGTGACTAAAACCATGTTTGCACAGTGGAGACAAAGTGACGAATCTCGGTCCGATAGTTACCAGAAGGAATACGAAGAAAAAATAAAAATGATAGAGAAGACCAGGGCGTATACCGACATAATGAAATCTGCCACCAAGGAGACTGGTGACCTCACTGGTATATTGTCCAAGTTTAATAATATGAAAATCGGCCAGGCAACGTTGGATATTTCGGAAGGAAAGGACCTTATCAGGGAAGGCTCCAGGATAAACGATATTGGTATGATAAAGGCTGGTCAGGCGTTAAAGGGAGCTGGGGAAGAGGCTCTTCTGGCCTCCACAAAAATGTCGTTACTTATTGGGGCTGTTGGTGCAGTTGCTATGGCATCGGAAGAGACCCTTGCCCAGTCGAGAAAAATAACCCAAGTGCAGGAAAGTTATGGCTACCGTCAACACGGGGACACCTCTGACAGATTGATGGGTGGAATCTTGGGTCGCCACATGACGTCGCAAAGGATGCTCTTTGAGGTAGATAAAGATGAAACGCTGAAGAGAATGGGGGGCATGCAGAGGCGTGGTGTTGGTGCTGGAATGGACCCCTTATCGGGAATGAACGAGAACATGGCAATAGATACGACAATTGGGGTTATGAACCGTGGATATAACATTGGCGGAGACACGCTTGAAAAAATAGCAACCAGTATGAGTGTTCGTTTTGCTATGCCCGCTGATAAGGTGAGTAATGCCCTCGTTGGTATGGCGATGCGGGCTGACAAGGCTGGCATGGCCCAGGCTCAATATATGGAGAACGTGGAAGCGTTAAACGAGGCCACGAAACAGTTTGGACGGACATACTATCAATCTGAGTCCATAGTTCAGGCTTTTAATGATGTGTTGAAAAGACAGATTATTAACCAGCAGACGTTGGTTGCTTTGTCAGAGCCGTCAAAGATGGGGATGGGGCAACAGGTGTGGTTGGGTGAACAGATGGGGTTTAAGGGGAATTTTGCCCAAATTATGGAGCAGTTGCAAAACTTTGCAAATAAAGACCCTAATGGATTCATAACCGCACAGACGGGAATCATGCGAAAGGCCGTGGGCGGGGAAGGCGTTGCGAAAACTGTTATGACCAACATGCTTGCAAAGTCTTTTAATGAAGATTTCAGTGGTGGTAGTGGAAGAATTAGCACTATGGCGTCAGTGATGAATGATTCCCTGAGGGCGAGCGGGAATAAGAACATGGGGGCGTCTGTTTTGGACACCGAGGGGATGCTTCTGGATGTGGGCTTAAACGTAGCAAAAGACAAAGGGATTATACAGTCGACAAAGGATTTAACCCGTGCCGTTATCGATTATGGCCTTGGTCCCATTGGCACCAGTATTGACCCTATCAATAATATCGCCCAAGTTATGGTTTCAAGTGCCGATAGGCTCTCGGAACGGTCAAAGCAGGTTGGGGAGGATGTTAAGGGCTCAAAGGCTTCTGGTGGAGGGGTTTCAGAGGATGGAAAGTACCAACTTCACGCAGGCGAGCATGTCTTGCGACCAGGTGAGCGTGCTGGGGGGACTATTAGCATAGAGCTTGGACCTGGCTCTATTGTTGTTGGCGGTGGAGATACTGAGAAGAATGTGGACCTTGCTCTGGATAGGTTAAAGGGAGAAATTATGAAAGAAGTTAACATTAAGTGGCGTGAAGCCGTTGGGTCGAGGTAGGAGGAAGAATGTCGTTATCTTATGGTTTGATAAATTTCTCACGGATGACATTTACAGACTTGTTGCCCATGGCCCTCCAAACTTTAACTGAGGGTGGAGCCGAAGCAGTCTTTAGTGCTATCAATCCGTTAGCCAATTCTACAAGCTCTCAAACAAGCCAGGACCAGGTTAATGACGCCCTGGACAAAATGGAGTGGTCGTTTGAGGCTCTGTTGAACCCAGTGGTGAGCCTACTGGTTAATCCACAAAACATCAAGGTCGACAAAAAGGTAATTTTCAACAAGATGCAGACGAAGGGTGGATTCGTGGTTCAGTTCTGGGGGCCCGATTTACCAACCGTTACTGTCACCAGTAAGACTGGTTCGTTTGCAATAAACAAGAGTATGCTCCGTGTGTTCCAGGTTCTGAAGACACACGTGTATGATAGAAGGTTTTCAACCAGGCAACCGTTTAAGGGTATGCCGATAATCACCATGATATGGGACCAGCAGGTTTACGAAGGATTCTTCCAGAACTTTAATTATAGTTTAGACGCAATGGAACCATATGTCATAAATTATACTTTTACATTTACAATCACAAACCAGTTGGCGGTTCCAGGTTTGCCAGATATCTCGAGTGCGATTAACACTGTGAGCGGGGTTTACCAGGACCTGGGCTCACCGCTTGGACCAATATCTTCATTGTCAGAAAGCGGTGGTCAGCAGAATGAAGACGGATGGGGGGTGCCTCTCGCATGAGAGTTGTCGAGCAACAGCCAGATGTTAAGGTGTTTCTTAAACGCTTCATAGACAATGAAGACGACTGGAATGAGGCCGTGACTTATTTGGGGTTAAACGGCGAATCTATGAAACTTTTTTTGCGTGGCGACGGCGAGAAGCCTGGGCAATTTTTCCCAACCTGGGGGACGGAGAGCATAGACCAGTACCTCCAGACTGTAACGGTATTAGAAGAGCGTATGGGTGGCGATTACGCTGAGGTGATTTACCCCAAGGATGCCCCCTTGTACCTGGGGGACGATTTCAGACCATCGTATGAGTTGGGCCTTCTTGAAGTTATGAAGGGCGTCTATGCGGTTACAACTAATATAAATAGGAACGGCAACCCAGGGAGTGCTACTGTAAAATTATCCCTATCGCTACTTAGCAATAACATAGACGATAAAACGCTGTTGGCAATATCGGCATTTGATTTGCTCAATGCCGACTACAGTAAGATTCTCAATATGTCTGCCGAAGGGATAAGTCAACTCAAGCAAATGGGTGTTACTGGGGACTCCGCTACAGCTAAGCGGATAGTAGAGATGCTGTCGACAAGGAAGTTAAACATCTTGCAATCTAACTCTGGTGGCAACTCCATGTTTGTGGACAGTATTAGGACTATTTTCAGGCCAATGGACAAAATACAGATATGGTTTAGGAAGAGACATACCACTGGCTATAATTTCCCCAGCGATTATGCGGTAGCCTTCACTGGGCTTATCTCTGATTCTACAGTGTCTTATGGTGGCGGGAAGGTGGAGGTGACGCTTGGTGCCGAGGATACTCTGAAGTGGTTGCGAATTACCAGGGTAAACGTTTCTCCATCCCCGAACGTTGGGGCTTCGGAAAGCGGGCAGAAGGCAATTGCATTCACTACTACATTTGCCAAGGAAAACGGCTCCCAGATAATCAAAGACCTTGTCCTGGGTCGTGGCGTGAATGCCAATGGGACACCTTGGTTGCAAAGGATTATACAGAATGATAGCGGGGACAATATCACGCAGTATTATGTGAAGAATATGAAAACTGGGAATGGTGATTGGCGAGTTGTTACTTTTTCAGATTCAAAGAATACAAAACCAGTGGGCTTAGCTGGATACGAACAACTTGAGCAAGCGAGCCCGATTACGGCTATTGGCGAATTCCAGTTAATTGATAAGAAGTCATACGCTACCATAAAGACAACAGTGGATAGTGGTGACCCTGCTGTTAAAAAAACAAAAACAAGTGATGGCAACCCAATTTACATCAGGGAAACATTGCAGGCTGGAATGTTTTTTAGATTAGATACAGACTTTGATAAGAGTAGATTGTTGATACCAGAGAAGTGGATTGCAGATTGGGCTCCATATAAAAACCTATTCCAGAGTGCTTTCCAGTTGTGGGAGAGTGATTTTAAGTTCAGACTTGACATCGCCAAGGAAGTGGCGAACGCAACTGATTTTGAGTTCTTTGCTGACGCAAGCGGGACAATTCATTACAGACCCCCACTATATATGCTGACTCCAGGGTTAAGCTACACGTGGTTGTTTAATTACGGGGAAACGGACATAACAAAATTTTCCCCATACTTTATCGAGGACCAGTATTTTATAGATGATATAGATGTTGTGAGCGATAGTTTCACGACGAGCGATAGAGATATTAAAACTTATGTGTCCGTCACTGGACAGCCGAACTATTTTGACATGGAGGATTTCCTCAAGGTTAATACTACGTACTATTACAACCCAGTCCTGGTTAACAGGTATGGGGTAAGGTATATAACCAAGCAACTACCCATGCTCTCTGGGCTTGACGCTGGGGCCGACCCAGCAAGGACATCGTACGCCCAGGCGTGGATGAATAGACAAAACGCTTCTATCAACACAGGGTCGGTCACTATAGCGGGGACGCCAGAATTAGAAGTCGGTAGGACTATTGGGTTAATCGGTAACAAGGACAACATTGTTAATACAATTAAAAAGATAAACGCTTCATCTGCTAAGTCTTTGCGTGGCGACGAAACAAAAGTGACTGCAAAGATTTCTGGTGCCATTAACAGTCTCAATCAAGATATCATTGAGCAAATGAAAAGACTGCCAGTGTATTACATTGACACGATATCACACTCCTATACCCAGGGAAAAACGTTCACCACTACACTGGGGTTGACTCACGGAAGGGTGCTGGGGAATAGATATGGGACTGGGTTCCTTGGGTTTGGGGTTGGTGGTGACGACGCACAGACAATGGACGCCATGATGGATGCAATAGATTATAATCCGCCACAAAAAGTCTGGACTGCGATGGGACCCCAGGGCGGTATAGGGTTAAAGAGAGAGAAGTGGGCTATTATTCGTTCCCAGGATGCGTCTGGAGCCCCTGCGGTGAAATATTATTCTGCTCCCGAGACGAATAAGAATGGTGTTGCTCCTGTCAGGTCAATGGGTAATCCAGTTCCAATAGAAATGCACACCGCTGTTGGCGGTCCAGCAATTTGGAAACTATATGAATTTAATCAAAACATGCTCTACCTGAGTGGGGAATCGGACACGCCAGGGAAGCCGTGGCCAGGACAGTGACAACAATGAACCCATTCTTATACAGAGGTGACATGGATGCGATGGACCAACTTTACACGGTCCAAATTGGTAAAATTGTCAGCGTAGACGAAGACAATGCTACCGTTAACGTCCAGTGGGCCGATAAAGATGGTGGTAGGATGGGTGTGCCATTCCCCATGCCCTTTGCTGGCAACGGATGGGGTGTGTGGGTGATGCCGTGTGGCGGGGAAACGTGCTTAATAGGGTTTAGGCAGAATCAATTCCCTGTGATACTGGCCTGGCAACCTTGTAATATTGCCACGCCAAACTCGTCATATCAGAATATGTTGGGCTTGTATGGGGCCACACAGATAAAGGGCGGGGAGATTTACTCGAGAAGCAGGATGGCTTATGCGAACTGCAAAAAATGCCATCATGTAAGTCTGTTGTCGGCGTGGAATGATAGTGCCTCAAGGGCAAACGGCACGAAGATGGATATGTGCCCAATATGCGGGGCACCTGCGATTGATAAAACAGTTTCACCGCCAGTAATTAACAAACTATATGTCGGCGGATTTTCCTATTTATTCAACGATGGGTCGTTTACGATTGCCCAGGAGGTGGACCTCGCAAATGGGTTCCGCTCTGGGGCAAACTTCACGATGAACAAGGACGGGAGTGTAATCCTCAAGGATAAACTTGGCAATAGAATTGAAACGGATACCTCTATTGGAAGTATAAAGATTCAGCAGAGCATAATAACAAAGCAAAGGACCAGCGACCAATCGGATGACAGTGTGATAAAGGATGGGTCCAGCGTAGAGCTTGGTGATGACGGCTCGGTTACTGTCCAGCAAGTTTTGAAAAAGGATTCGCAGACGGTTGAAGACGGTGCCAGTATCACAATGGACGCAACGGGTGGGGTTACGATACTACCCAAGAATGGTAAGGTGGTAATAACTATAGACGTTAACGGCAACGTAAACGTGACCGCCGATTCAAAGATAGTATTGGAGGCCCCAGAGGTTGATATCGGGGACGCAAGTGCCAAGGCGTTGGCAGTTGCAGACAGCGTGGCACAGCAGTTCAATGCGTTTATTACCGCTTACAATGCCCACATGAACGGGGCTTATCCGTTGGTTACCCCGTATGCAGGGCAGATGAGTGTGGGGAATATAGGAACCACGAAGGCGAAGGGGTCATAAGGAGGCAGTATGTCCTTTGCATTAAAAATAGTCGATAAAGACCTGGTGTTTGACGGGTCTGGTAAATTAGAGACCGTAACTGGCTCAGATAAGCTCGTGCAGGGATTAAACAAGATTCTGGTAACTGAGCGGGGAAGAAATTTTCTACACCAGCAATATGGCTCTACGCTCTACAATTTACTCGGCAAGAAGTTTTCTTCTGCCCTGATGACGTCCTTGCTGTCGAAGAACTTGGCACAGACGCTGGCTTGCTTTCAACAGATACAACAGAATCAGAGGATGAACCAATACGTAGCCCCGAGTGAAATAATAGCATCGGTGGACTCGATTGTGGTCGCCAGGATGGGGCCAGCTCAAGTGGCCTTTAATACGGTACTTAGAACACTTAATGGTGCTCAGATTAGAACATTAACCAACATACAAAATACGTAATGGAGGGATTATGCCTACAGTTTATAATAGAACAACCGAAGCGATAACTCGGGGAACCACGCCTGGCGGGACGGATACATTACTCTATACCGCTATCAATATTGTCAGGATAGGGAACACCTCGATATCGACCGACTACAGCCCCAGCACGGACTATAATCTCTCTCCGAGTGGAGCGGTTGATTGGTCTCCGTTGGGTGTGGAGCCAGTTGCAAATGCAACCTATTATGTGACCTATGATTACTACCCGCAGAACAGACTGAAGACTATAGACAACGTCATCACTGACATGAGGGCTGATGTAAAGATAAATAATCCGCTCATAGATATCAGTGAAGGTGAAATCGTCAACGATATCTTTATAGAGGTCCCAGCGAAACAGATTACAGACCTGTATTCGACGGCGGAGCATATTGGCCTGATACAGTCGCTCAAGAATCCAGACGAGTTCTCTACGCAAGAGATGAACGATTGTGCGTATAATTATAACTTGACCAGGAAGCCTGCAACAACCTCGGTTGGATTCGCATTGTTTACTGCAAGAGTTGCACCAGTGGCAGATATTATCATTATTGTTGGGACTCAGATTTCTACGTTGGCGACATCTACTACGCCGTCGGTGACGTTCCAGGTTACAACGTCTACAGTTTTACTTGCTGGGACATATTCAGTCTTGGTACCAATAGAATCCGTTGCGGTAGGAGTGTCGAACAATGTCGGGGCGAACACTATCTCTACTTTGACCACACCGATAAGCGGTGTCACTGGGGTTACCAATCCAGGGGCGACTACTGGCGGAACGGACCAGGAATCCAATGCCAGCCTGGCCAACAGAATAATCAACGTGTGGTCTGGGGCGAACATCGGGACAAAGCAGGGTATTCAGAACCTGATGCTGGCCCAGAATAACGTAGAGATGGCACTTGTTCAAGGATGGGGAGACCCGCTGATGACCAGGGACAATGGTTACGGTGGGAAAGTGGACGTTTACATTATGGCTGAGTCCAACTACTCTACACCCATCACCGATGAAGAGACTACGGATTACGGCGGTGGGAATATAATTCTGGCCAAACAACCAGTGTTATCTATTTCTGGCGTTAAGGTGAACAACGTCGCAATAAGCCCATCGAATTATTCACTGGTGAAAGATTCTTCTGGTGTCGGGGGAAGCACGAGAGCCCAGGATGCGGTGAGCTTCAGCGTGCCACCGTCACTACACGATGATGTAAGAATATCTTACACATACAACAGCCTGATTGAATCCCTACAGGCCCTGGTGGATGAGGATGTGAACCATATTGTGACGGCAGATGTGTTGATAAAGTCGACAGTTGAAGTTCTTGTCGACATGACATTCCAGATTTCCATACAACCAGTCGGGTCTACATTTGCCACGGTGAGAGATAACGTAGCGACTGCGTTAACCAATTTTATAAACATCAAGTCGCTTGGTGCGAAGATTCTGTACAGTGACATGATAGGTGTCGCCCGCTCAGTGCTCGGCGTAGTAGAAGTCCAGGTCCCGTTCACCTTACTTGCGAGACACGGAGCCAGTGGCGTGGGAGACATCACGTGCACGGCAAAAGAATTCCCGAGAATGGGAATCCCGACTATAACGGAGATTTAATATGCCAAAATACCATTCTTTTAGATATGGAGAGCGTGGCTATAGTGGTCCGATAATAATTGTGAACACTGTCAATCAACTACCAAGCATTGGTGCTGGTAATGTTTATTACGCAGACATGCTTGCGAATTTGGCGGACGAGCATGTCTATCCGACTGACGATAACTATATCGCTACAGTGACAGCGAAACCAGTTGCTGTTACTGGGACCAGTGGACTGGGTGCGGATATAACTTTAACGACAAACGGGACCCATACGGTAACAGCAACCGCAGACGGGCTGGGTAATTGGACGGCAGACCTGCAATTGTTCGAGGGGTTGAACACAATAGAAGGCAAGTATCATTACGTAGATGACGGCGGTATTCCAATTTACGGGGTATTCCCGCCAATCTACGTGATATGCAACGACATACATTTGTTCCTGTATGTGATGTGCAAGCAGTTCAACTTAGTGAAGAACGAGTTGGATAGCACGTCGCTCGACTCCAATTTACTTTACACGAGAGGGGAAAGGCTCGAAGAAATATGGGGGACGAAATTGAACTTTGCGTATGACGAGAATGTTTCCTACGCCCAGTATCGTGCCATACTGTTTGGGTTGACTAAAGTGTATCTCGGCGGGTCCACGCTGGCTAATTTGAAATATGCCCTTATGTTACTCGCCAACAACCCAGGGGTGAAGATATACGAGTTCTGGAGGGACGCCAGTAAGATGGTGGCGAACCGAGAGGTTTATTGGCAATGGAACCATTTGTCAAGTGTTTGGAATGGAGAGTCTTACAGGTGGCTTGATACCAGGGCCTTTGAAAGGCTGGGCCTGACTCAGTTCGGGTGCCAAATATTATTTCCAATAGATAATTATACTGGGCCGTTGGAGTATGCGAGCGTTGCCATCAACTTAACCAGGCCCGCTCACTTAATTTATTCTTTAATACTCTGGCTGACGACTTATTTCCCAGTGCCAGACAATGACGTCACATACACGTTGGCTTAGGAGGAATTAAAATGGCTACAGGACAGATAGTGGTAAATGGAAGAGTCCTTGAATCCCGACTGATGCAGGGTGATACGGTCGCAGGGATAACTAAATTCGCAATCGGCACAGGAGATGGTTCCTGGAATGTCGCTAATCCCCCAGTGGCAAAAGATGTCGGAGGGAACAGTCTCGACATCTCGTATAGCGGGAGTGGCCTTGGCGTTGTCGTTGGTGCTGGGGCACTATATTTTAGCGGGACCGCCTTAGATGTCCCACAGACGATTCTGGACGACACGACAACACCAGCGATAGTTGTAAGTCAATACAACCATATAATGGTGGATAACGCTGGCGTGTTTACGGTAACGGCAACCTCTTCGGCGACAACTCCTACGATTCCGTCGGGCAATATTTACATAGGATACGTGAACACCGATGCGACCGTAGTTCTTACGATATACAACCAGGCCAACATGGTGCACGAACTTGCCAGGGTCAGCGTGGTAATAAGTTTTATCGATTTACAGGGAGATGTCACTCTTGAGGCTACAAACAGGATAAGGGTGACCGCAACGTTTGGGGCTGGGGTTGGAACTGGAGATATCATGGAGTTCGCTCTGTTTGGTGGAGCGGGTGACAGTGTAATGATAGCGTATAAAACGGTTCAAGTTATTCATAAATTATCTACCAACGCTTTGAACGTTGTGTGGGATTTATCATTCTAAAGGAGGCACTATGCCAGTAACACCAGACATTTCGAGGGATACATTTCCTACAAATAAACCCAAGAACTATTCAAGGGTGACGATTCAGCAAGGTAAATCTGGGGTGGACGCTGAGATTAACGAGGCTCTTGACCAGCAGAACTTTGAACGTAGACAGCTAAGCGATGACCTGATTGTGGACGGGGCTATCTCTTCTGGCTTCCTTGTAGTCGGGACTGGAGCTGTTAACCAAGTGAATATAATGGCTACGGGTTCCGCTCAAGACGGCATCACTGTCGGGAGAATCCGTCTAAACAACTGGAGGCTTGACCTCCCAGTAGACTTCACGTCTACAGATGCTGGCCACTACGCTTTAACTGGCTCAAATTATTACACGCTGACTGGGTTCACTACTCCAGGTGTCGATAGAATAGACCTGGTTTACCTGGAAGCCTTTGAGGAGGATATAGATTCCTCAATAGATTCATATTTAATTGACCCCGTGATAACCACCGAATGTGCCATCAGGAAGAGGGTTAAATACATCCTACAGATAGCGGAAGGCACTACGGTTATTCCGTCTCTCGGTGCGGGGCATTACGGATTAAGATTAGCTACTATAGCGAGACATGCAAGTGTCGGGACAATTGTGGCTGGAGACGTGACCGATGTGAGGCCAACTTGCACGTTTGCTGACAGTATCAATCCAGAAGTTGTCACAGCCAGGGGCTCTCTTGCGTCGTTAAATGCACGCCTGAGCGTTTCCTTGAAGCCGACAGACGGGACACTCGTGGACTCGATTGTAGATGGAGCGACACTACAGAAAGTCTCAAATGTCCTGTCGGTAAAGGATGCGGGAATTGTCAGTGCAAAAATAGCAAGTGGAGCGGTAGAGTCTACCAAGATTGCAACTGGTGGTGTTGCAACAGCCAATATTGCTGACCTCGCCGTTACGGGTGCGAAGATAGCCAACGCCACGATAGATGCGAGCAAAGTTATAGATAATTCTATCACTGGGACCAAGATTGCAGATGCGAGTGTGACACTTGGAAAGCTTGCTCCGTTATCGGTAGACAACTCAAAACTTGTGGACCTTGCGGTAACAACCCCCAAGATAGTCGACCAGGCGGTAACTGCGAGCAAAATAGCGTCAGGGACAATCACTGATACCCAGATAAGCTCGTCGGCGGGTATTGCTATCAGCAAAGTAAACACAGATACACTGCTTGAGGTGGGTGATACAAAGTGGAGAATGTGTGCTACCGTAGTTGCGGGTGCAAGATGGTTACTGATGGACGGAAAGACCATTGGTGATGCTTCCAGTGGTGCAACGGCATTGGCGA